AAATGTCTTACCTCTTACTGTTCCTCTTTCAGTAGCTGTAAAATTATAACCTGAGTCTTTTGCTTTTAATCCTAATGATGGTCTTGTACCTGTTGGGTTAAAGAAAGATTTTGATGCTCCACCAGCTAAAACGTGGGCTACATTTAACGCTACGCGGAATTTGTTCCCCTTCGTATCAAATTGTAATAACATATTAGGGGGAAGTGATAAACCATATACATAAGGTTCTCCATTTGTAGATTTAGCAAATTTAAAGTCTTTAATGCTTTTTAATTTATCAAATCCAGGATCTGATAGTAAAGATTCGTTCCAACTTCTTATTAAATTTTCTTCTGCTTGTTTTAATAACTTTTGGGCACTAGAAGTATTAGTTTTATATTTTACTGGTCTAGTAACTGATATTTCACTAGCCTTCCATCTTTTATCACCTTGTACATATGTACTACCTCTTTTCGTTAAATATCCATAATTATCAATTTCAATAGATAACATATATGGTTCTTGTTCATCTGGGTCTCCATTTGTGTATTCGCCAGGAGTCTCTCCAATATGATTACTCCAATATTTATCTTCAAATAATCTAACAGCTTTTCCTGATCTTCTTTCTATAATAAAATGTGTTCCAATTGCATAGAATTTTCTAATCCATCCTTTAACATATTGAGCAGCAGAACCATTACTTGCAGTATGGTGAAGTACAATTATTTTCTTATTAGGTTGTACAGTTGATTTTATAATTAAACCTGTGTCAGAACAAGGATTTAATAGTGAAATTGAAGGGTCGTCATAAGCAACTGTTGGTAGTCCTGCCTTCGGTGTATGTTTACAACCACTTCTGTCTTTTGGAGCATCATCATCACTTTCAGGCCATTTTTGTTGGTCTAATTTTGATGGGGATAGTGATGATAATTGGTCTTGAACTGGTATTGATACTGTTGTTATTGAAGTAGTCCACTGATTATCTTTTAGAGCATGATCTATATTTTTAATAATAAAATTTAAGGTTTGAGGGTAATTATTAGGTAAAAATTTTTGTGATACTTTTATTTTTTGAAATATTCTAAAAGTAGAAAGACCATCTAAATCAAAACTTGTTTCAAGAGGTATAAAACCAGTAGAATTAGCAACAACACCATTATTTAAATAATCAACTTTATCATACTCAGCTTTCATTAATTTAAATAAAGATTTACCTTGGCTTATAAAACTTGGACTAATTTCAAACCATTTAGCACCTTTAATATCTACTGTTCGTTGTTGTACTTGTGCTGTTGCACTTCCAGTTGGAGCTATATTTATATTATAGTCAAAATCTCCACCAAAAGCTTCTGTTAAATATTCTTGATATGTAGCTGGGGATGTATTAGTTCTTACTGCGTCTGCTCCACCAGCATATCCTTTTTCATATTTTCTCGTGGCTTTTAAAACTCTTGCTTTAATGTCATCACCCCGATATCCGGCATTTGCTCCTATATAAAATTCTTTTTTGCCTAAATTCTTACCCTCAGGCAATAAATATTTATTATAACCACTATAATACGTTTTATAACCTCCGGGTATTTGATTTCCTTTTAGTTTTAATGATAATTCCCCTCCTTTAGGAGATTTCCAAAAAATATTATACATAGGTCTACCACCATTACCACTTGTCTTTCCTCCCCCACTAGTATAACCCCAAAATTCTGCATTTTTACCATGTACTCCTTTTGCCTCTTCTAAATAATAATTAATTTCTTTTCTATAATTTGATTGTTTTTTGTTAGATCTTTTATCTTGAAAATCTGTTGAAAAAGTCTTATAAAATTGATCTATTATAATATGCTCTTCTTGATCCTCTAATTGTTCAGTTGTTGCTAGTTCTCCAATTTCCTGAGTTGGTTGATCGTATTCTCTTTCAAATCTATTTTCTAACCCTCTATTAAAACTGTTAAATGATAAAGCTTTTATTCCATTAGTTTCAGATTGGGGAGAAGCAGCTCCAATTGAAATTAAAGTCATAAGATCAGGAGGAATTTTTGATTTTATATTAAAATTTTGAATAATACTAGCCTGGTTTGTATTATTACCAAAACCATAAGCTTCAAATTCAAATTGTTCTTGTTCTTTTGTTAAAAGTGACATTCCTTTAGGAGTGTTTTTTTCTAATATTTTTACTTCTCTATCATTATCTATAATTAATTCTAAATTTGTAACTCCTGCTGTTGACCTATTAATACCATTTAAAACATTAGATATATAAGTAAAAATTGATAAATTTCCTTCTTTATCTAAATTATTCTGCAATTGTTGTGCTAAGAAAGATATATTAATGTACATATTCATTAATTTTCCTGTTACTACTCCTTTTTTATCAACAACAAAGTCTACAGTGTTTTCATTTTCAGTTAATTTATCTGCTGAAGAAACACCTGTTGTAAAACAATTTGCTTTTGTTATCGAAGAAAAGACAGGTTTAAAATAGCAAACTCTTAAATCTAAAGGAATAAGATCTAATTGATAATTACAGTAAATATTATCACTAGCTAAAAATTCTAATAAAGGTTGATCTTTTTTAGATTTTTGATTTGATTTTGTTATATAATAATTTACTATGTCAAAATATTCAGTTAAAAAATGACCAAATCTTATAAAATAACGATTATCTTTTGATTTTTCTAAATTAAATGCCGCTCTTTGGAGACCACCTGATATTGTTTCATATAACCTACCATTTATATTTTCAGTTTTTCCCCTAGGATTTTTTAATGAAACAACACCATCTCGAGAACCTGTTGCAGTTGAAGTTGAATCTTCAACAATTTCTGTAACATATAAATAATCTTTACTAGATTTTAGTTGAGGAAATTGAATTATTTGTTTCATTAAATAAATTGTGATAGCATCAGTACCAATTTCAGGTATTTTAAATTCAGCTGCATCTTTACTTCTAATATCCTCTTCATCATCTTTTTTAAATTCATTCAAATCTACTATATCTCCTAAAGTTTGAGCTATAACTTTTATTTGTCTGGAATTTACTGTCGAGGGAATATTTGATTTTAAAGATGTAATTAGTGAACCAATAGTTACTAAATCTACTGTAATATCATAGCTAAGATCGTCGTTTATTTTCCATGAAAAATTTTGAACTTTACCGTAAAAACCATCATAATTACCATTATATAAAGCTCTAAAATCATCAATACCACTATAAACATCCTCAGATTTAGTGCCTCTTTCAAAAAATCCATTTTCTATAAAAGTTCTCTTTACTTCTTTTATAATTGGGTCTGATGGTTCTGTATCTGTTCCACCCTCTATTATTCCATCTATGTATTTATCATAACCAAATTCTATTAACATATTAAATCCTAATCTAAGATATAAAGCTTCAATAATGTTAAATTGTAATTTATTATAACATTTTAAACTAATAGTTGCTTTTCTAATAGAACCTCTATTTAATGTTTTTACTTTTAGATCAGTAATACCAGGAAAAGGTTGTAATCCTCTATCTTGTCCTATTCCTCCATATAAAACATCAGTATTAAAAGTATCTTGATAATTATTACTACTAGCAACTCCAAATCTAAAATCCCAATTATTTGTTACATTAAGTGTACTTGTACCATTAAATAAAATAAATCGTTTAGCTAAATTTTCATTTAATAACCCTAATGTAGCAGGATCATCAGTATCAATATTAATTCCTGATCCTTCAAATATGTTTTTTATTTTTTCTGAGGCATATTCACCTGCAATATCTACTCCAGATGCAAATTTAACCCATGCAGTACGATTATTTAGGAAATTTTTAACTTTAGGAGATCTCTTTATGGGAGAGTCCCCATACCCAGAAGCTGCTATTTCTTGACGAACCTTTAATTGATTAACTGTTGTTTGGTCTAACGGTCCACCTACTATATTACCAATCATAACTTTTAATTTGTACTATTATATGCGGCTACTACCCCTCCATAATTTGATGGGATTCTTAATTGTGTTCCCAAAGGAGGATAGTATGAATTTTTTGGGAGTTGTGGGTTTGCTGATAAAATTACCCACCATAAACTAGGATCCCCAAAATATTGTTGAGCCAAAATATCATATCTATCTCCTGAGTCTGTATAAACATAAATATCATTAAATGATAATGGAACAACAGGATATCTTACTGTTGCCTTATAAGGCTTACCCTCTGGTGTATATAAATTTTCTATTTCTGCGTATCTACCCATATTATCTTCCTATAGAATTAATTTCATTAATAACTACGTTTGCATCATTAACAGCTTTTTGGTTTGTTAAACTTGCTATTTTAGTAGATGATATTCTTGGAGCAATATTAGTGTTGATTAAATCCGCCCCTGGTGGATCTCCTCCAACTATTTTTATTTTTTCTCCAGTAACCGTAGATATTGCTCTTTGTTTTTTAGGATATTTAAGATCATATGAATTATATCTTCCTCCTTTTATATTATCACCTAAAGCAATATATCTTTGAGGTCCATAACCTGTTAATATACTTTCCTCTATTGGTGTACCATTTTCAGTTCCTGCTGCTTGTGCATCTCCACTTTCTTGGTTTACACCATCAAATAATGGACCAAATGTATTCTTTTGAATTTGTGGAACAAAGTCGTGAATTGGTGTAAATTTAAATCCTGTTACCTTCATTATAAAAGGAAGTTGTTTTACTGATAAATCTACATCTTCTCTAGATATTTCCCAAGGTGATTCTTGTGGAGGAGAAAAAGAAATACCACTCATAAATCCTGTTTGTTCATATAAATAATCCCCAATTGTTAATTTTATTAAATTACCTCTCATATAACCATTTTCTGAATAATCTGGTGCATTAATTGAGGCTAAATAATTTAGTTTTTTATACATAATCATTAACTCAGCTTTGGATTGAGCTGCAACCGTCCAATCTAATGAAAATTCTCTAGAAAATCCACTATAATTCCAAAAACTTTCAGCTCTACCCATATATGTTGTTTCATTCCATTTAGAAGAAAAAGTATCATTCATACCATCTATAAATGCTCTAAAATGAAGGTATGTAGTAAAACTTGGATCATTGTTATTAATTACACCAATTCTAAACTTACATAAATCTTTTTGTTTTCCTGCGTATGTAGCATTTTGTACTAAACCAATACCTGATGGGCTATTAGTTGAATAAATTGGATAAGCATTAACTTTATCTAAAGCGCTATCAAAAGTTGTGAATTGTCTGTCAGTAAAATTAAAAGAAGTTTTTGCTTGTTTATTATCTCTACCAGGATCTCCTAGGTTAGCTCTTCCTGCTAGGGTAAGATCTCTATTTGAATAATCAGGGTTGAAAACACCTGATGAGTTTTTTCTAAAATCAATAATTTTTCCACCGCTAGCTCCAGCACCACTATTATTTCCTGCTCCCATTAACTCATTATAAGTTAATCCAGGTTGATCTGGTACTGAAGGATTTGGAGTAAATGTTCCAGCTTGATAAACTGATTCACCTACATTAGCAATTAATGAGTTATTAATATTGTCATTAGTAACTTTAACTTGTCCATTATTGGACATTTCAAATAAATTGCTGCCACTAACTATTTGTTCATAGTATCTACTAACTGATTTAATTTTGGATAGATCTTTATTTTTTGGATCACCAAAGTAAGTACCACCTCTAAAATTAAAAGGAGTACCATCTAATACTACATCACCTTCCAATCTCAACCACTTAGAAACAACTTTTTTTCCAAATACACTATAGTCAAAACCAAAATTAGTGTCTTTAGTTCCACCTGTATTAAAAAATCCAGAAGTTGTTAAACTAGGATTATTACGTCCAGTCCTACCCTCTGAAGGCATATTAATATTAGTTTTACCAGTGACTCCTAAAACGGAACCTGGTCCACCAGAATAAGAATATAATATACCTGAATCATTATCAGAGTTATTTATATTAACTTGAGTAAAATCAACTAATCTACTTGTAGCTAAGCCGAATGTAGCATTCGAATTTCCATTTCGTCTTTCTTTGTAAGCCAAAGTATTTACATAGAGTGGCATAGCTAAGGGATCATCAAAACCTAGAAGGTTAAATAATCCTCCCGCACCATCTGTGTCAGCTGTAGGGTCTATTCCTTGTTTTAATAAATGAGTGCCAATCCCTACTCCTGCTGCTTGTAATAAAGTAGAAGTTGGTAAATAAACTCCATTATTAAATGGTAAGTTATTTTTACCTTCTACTGGATAATCTTCACTTTCACCCGCGGCAAAAATATTTACATTTGATCTTGATAATGCTTCTTGTTTTGCTGTAAATAAAATTCCATTAGGAGATTTTAAATCAGTAAACATTTTAGTTAATCTTGATACATCTCTAAAAGCAGTTTCAGGTAATAGAGAACCTCCTCTTAATAAAAAGTCTTCTACTTGTCCTCCTGTATTTTGAGTAGTTGCTCCAAAATCAGATTCATTAAAATTTCTTTGGCGTAATGGAATTATTTCATAGGGTTGGCCGCTCGCATTAGTATTGCGAGGACCCGCTCCACGTCTATCATAACCGTATTGAGCAGTTCTATATTCGGAAAGATCCGTTCTTATATTAAGTAGCCTAGGCAATTATATAAGAATTTTAGTTACCTGTGTTGTCTGTTACTCTTGGAGTATTAACTACATAATCTTCGTAAGTTCCTTCATTAAAAGTATTATTAATTGGAATAACACCAGGTCCAGGAGATAAAGGTCCTGTTGGTTTTTCTCCTTTTAATGTAGTTACTTGTGATCCTTGATCTAAAAATTTATTTAGTAAAGCCATAATTTGTATTTTAAGTTATTAAATTTATTTTATTATAAATATGTTATTGTATAGGAAATGCATTTAAACCTACAGCAGTTCCCATTTGTACTGAGTCAATATTAATTTCAGGATTTGGTCTATTTGACATTCCTAGTAGGGTAGAATTTATACTTTCAAGTGCTTTACCCATTTGGTTATTTCCTGTATTTCCTCCACCACCTCCTAAATCAGTTCCAGCAAGAACAGTATCTCTATTATTTAATGCAAATGCTCCTTCAGGTCCTAATAACATTCTATCTCCATAACCACCACCCATTCCTTTACCAGGAGAGAAAAGGTCATTTGCCGCAGTTATTTTTCCTAATAAAAATCCTAATATTCCAGCCATTAAACCAATTGCAATAAAACCTCCAACGAAAGGAATTTTAGAAACACTTTTACCAGCTTCTGCTGCTGCACCAACAGAATCTGTTACTGCTTCTTTTTTAGATTCTTTTGTTAATAATTTTTGAATACCTAACTGAGTAGATAAACCAATAACCATTTTGGCTATATTTCCAATCATTAAAGTACTTAAAAGACCCATTGTAGCATAAATACCTTCCGAAGATGATAAAATTTTAGCAAAACCTTCAACAAAACTTCCAAACTCACCATCCATCATTTCTCCTAACAAGTCACCTAATTTTTGCATAGTATCTTGTAGTTTTTCAGCAGCAGCTGACTGTTCATAGGCTGCTAACATTTGTTTACCAGTTTCTGTTGTTTTTAATTCTTCTAATCTACCTTCTTCTTCTAATTGTTTTAAAGATTCGGCTCCTAATGTTTGAAGAGTTTCTCTTTCTCTTAACATATTAGCCATTTGATCTGCAGTCATTCCTGCTGCTTTAGCTAAAGATTCTTGTTGTAGAACATTCATTCCCATAAATTCTGATGATGTTCCTACTTGGTTTGCTATTTCAGTTAAGGCTTCTGCACTTTTTCCTGCTAATGCTAATCTTCTTGCTTCTTCAAGATTTATTTTCTTACCGGTCATTAATTCAGCTTCCATTTCAGCTTCAATAGAAGATTCAAAATCTAAAAGATTACGAGATATATCAGATGCTTCTTTTAATGATAATCCTAGTTTTTGTGCTGCAATTACTGCTTTTGATAGTGCTTTTGTATTAAATCCGTATTGAGCACCTAATTGACCATTAATTTTAGATACTTCTTTTACTACTTTTCTACCATCAACTCTTATTCCTGTTAGTTTTTGTTCTGCTGCTACAGAATCAAGTATACCTTCAGTTATATCTGTTGTACTTTTACCTGTTAAAGTAGTTACTTTAGCAAATTCAGCTGCTTCTTCTGATGATAATCCTAACTTTTTAGTTAGCATTATTTGATCTTCTAATATTTCATTAGAAAATTTATTTGAAACACCTAAAGCTTCTGTTAATCCTACTTGAGCAGCTCTTAATTTTGTTAATGTTGCAAATGATCTATCTGAGTTGTAGGAAAATTCTTCCATTTCCTCATTCATTTCTACAGCTTGTTCCCTAGATAAACCTAAAGTTCTTCTAAAATCTGTTGCAGCAGAATTACCTTTTATAATTAATCCAAGCAATGCTGCAGGACCAAAAGCATCCATTAACTGATTACCAGCAGCAGCTGTAGCTTTTACAAACCCATCACCTTCTACACGTGCTTCTCTAGCTGCTTTTGCTGCTTTAGTAAAAGGTCCTGATATAGCAGGACCAATACCAGGAATAGTTTTAAGGGTGTCTGCCATTCCCTCAAAAAACTTAGTTTTGTCATTTAATTTATTATTAGCTTCAACTATCTGATCAAAACTACCTAACATGCCTTGTGCAGATTCCTTACCATTCATAAGGTCCTCCATCATTTGATCAATCTGTGTCGCTTCTTCTTCTGTGGCTGTTACTCTTTTCTTTTGTAAGGCAGTAATAGTAGCATCGATAGTTGCTATTTTTCTTCGAGTGCTTTGAGCTGCTTTATTAAGTTGAGCAGCTTTATTTTTATCCTTTAAGTCGTCTTGAGTTACACCTTGGAGTTTTTTGGCTTCTGTAGCAAGAGCTTTAGTATCACTAGCAGCTACCTTTGCTGCCTGTTCTAAATCACCCATGCTTCCAGCACCCTTGGCTAGAGCATCTCCAATTTCTTTAAAAAGTATTCTTAATTCAGCACCTTCAGCCCTGATATCTGATAATATCTGTTTAGAATCGCCTAAATTATCTTTTAATTCCTTGCCGTCAGCCATAAATTATTTTATTATAAATATTACTATTTATAATTACTTTTACCTTTGTATGGTTGGGATGCTTTAGCAAATTCAGGTACGTTTACAGAACCATCTGAATTTACTAGGTTTGTTTGACCTTTTTTACCTTGAGTAGCCTCCTTCATTTTTTTATCTGATTCTTTATAATAGTCATCTAATTCCTTCCAAGTAAATTTTCTTAACCAAATAGGCATATTATATATAGTATGCCAATCGTATCCACCATTACTATGGAAAACGATATTATGTATTTGCCTAAATAATCTTACTCTTATAGTGGTCGCCTCGCTAGACGTCAGGCCAAAAAAAGTTAATGTTAATTGGGATGGATCTGCTGATTTTACTTCCATCGGGAAAAAAAGACAGATCAATGTCTGGTGATATATCTGAGATATGTTTTCTTAATGCTTTAGCATCTCGAGCTAATAATGCTTTATCAACATAGTCTCTAATAAATTTTCTTTCTCTTTCTCCGTTTACAGAAGTAATAATATATTTTAATCTAGTAGATAATGTTGGAATATTATCTTTATATAATTTTTTTAAACCTTCTAACTCATTATCTATTTTCTTTTCATCACGACCATCTAAAAGTTTCCAAGTAATTTCCGCTTTAGTAAAGGGTAATGTATATTTAAATTCATTTACTCCTTTAGTAAAATATTTCTCTTTTAAAGGTTTATTTTCTATTTCGGCTAAATCAACTTTATGTGTTTTGTTTAATGAAAAGAACTCATATTCGCCACCATAACCTAAAACTCTTGTAGCAACCATAATTGCATTTTTATCACCTGCAATTAAATCATCATAGTTAATTTTACTAACTATAACGGATTTTAATACTTTATCAACTACTATACCTTTTTCAATATAAGACTGGTTAGTCAATATATCTTCTTCTTTAGCAGTCATATATTTTATTTCTACTTTTCCACTAGATAAGGGATTATCTTCAGGGTATACTATTCCTTTTGATGGTAATTCTACTACTTCAGTAGGCATGTTAAATTCGGCCATAATCTTTATTTGTTTATAACAATGTTTATTATACATATGTAATATAAAAAAAAGCTTGACCGAAGCCAAGCTATTTTTAAATGTAAATAATAACTAAAGGTTATATTGCCATATTCAATGGCTCGGTAAATAACCACCCGACATGATTTTTCTGATCTAAACTAAAATGCAACTTATTCATTTCACCACCTCTACGATTTTTACTAAACCATATAGCTCTACTACCTTCAGGGGTAAATTTCATATGAGCCATTGCGGTAATCATATGTTTAAAACGGTTACTACCCGCGAACTCTCCACCCTTGGTAACCTGCTGTATGATCATAAAGTTAGTGTTTATTTTATTTTGATTTCCACCTTTATTATGTTTTTCAAATAAATTAAGTAATTGTGTTTCAGCATTTTTAATAGTACCTCCATGGAAATCTTGAATAGCAACTGCAAGCTCCGCAAATGAATCTACTAAAACTGAATCCCATCCTTCACTAAGAATTGATTTAAGAATAACTAATGGATCATTTTCTATCCAATCACCCATAAATAAAATAGGTAATTTACCAAATTTAGGGAAACGTTTTACCATACCTACCATATCAATCTGTGTCATCTCACCAGAAATAAATAATACTTTATTACCCTTTTCTTTCATATTGGCAAGCATATCTAGTAAAACTGTTGTTTTTCCAACACCAGGATCTCCAACAAATGCTACGTTAGTACCTTTCATCATACCTCCTTCACTCGAAAGTAATTTATCAATTTTAGTACCAGTTTTCATTGGAATAAATAGTTGGGGATCAAATTTAAAATCCTCCATTTTCATTGTAGTAGGTTTGAATCTTCTAACTACTTTACCAATTTTTTGGCTTGGTCGACCTTTTTTAATTTTTACTGTGTTTGACATAACCTTTATTATTTTAATTATTTACGGTGTAAATATACGAACCCCATCTGGGGTAACCAAATTTTTCGCGCAAGAAAGAAAAAAAAAGCTTGACCGGAGTCAAGCTAATTTTATCAAGGGGTGGGTAAAAATCTTAGAAGTTCAATACACAATAATCTGGTTGAACTGTCATTGTTAATTCCTGTGCAGTACTTTCAGTATCCCAATTGTAATCACCAAAACTTGCTTCAGTAATCATTGCTCCTTTAATAATCCATTCTGATACAATATCTCCTACAGGACCTAAAATATTAATAGTAAGGTCTTTTTTATAGAAGTCACTATATCCATCACGTCCTGTTACAGATTCATGATGTAAACGGACCCATTCCATTACTGCCTGAGCGCCAGATGGAGTAACAGGATCAAATAAAGTAAATGAAATTGTATTCCATACTGTTTTACCTTTTACATATCTTTGTACATTGATATGATTTAAAGGTACTGAACCTTGTGTTAATGAAACAGCTCCTACTCCTTTCATAATATAAGAAGGGAATCCATCAACAAATAAAATAAATCTATTTGCTTGTTTTGGCTCAAAAGCTGTGAAAAATATTTCGTTTGGGTTTAATACTGCCATTTTATTTTCTTATTTTATTATAAATATTTATCTTTTTAATTTTTACGCTGGGAATGTTGCTCCAGTTGGTAATACATTGAAATCTAATATAATAAATTCAGCTGTTTTAGTTGGTTGTAAGAATATTTGTCCTATCAACTCATTTCTATCTATCACATCTGGTGTATTATTTGACTCATCCATTACAACTTTGAATGCATATAATCCTTGTCTTTGTTGTACACTTTCTAAATAAGGGTTAACTTGTGTTAAGAAATTTTGTCTTGTAGCTATTGTATTTTGTTCAAATACTAAATTATCAGCTATTTGAGAAATAAAATCCTTAAGTGTAATTAATAATCTTCTAACATTTACTCTATCTAATGCTG